AAACAGCGACGCAAGCATTTAATGATTTTGCGAATAGTATCGTTTCGCAAATATCAAAGATCGCGTCGCAAAAGATCGCACAATCGTTGTTTGGCGACATGGGCGGATCAGGTGGTGTTGGCGGGATATTCAGTTTCTTCGGCTCGTTGTTTAGTGGAGGTAAAGCGACAGGCGGACCGGTTGCGCCGAATAGTCTTTACAAGGTCAATGAGCGAGGACCTGAGATATTCGAACAAGGTGGAAGCCAGTATTTGATGACAGGCAGCAAGGGCGGAAACGTTATGCCGAATAGTGGCGGAATGGTGGTTAATAACAACTTTGCAATAAGCGGGCAGGTAGATCGACGAACGCAAACAAATATCGCGGCGGAGGTTGGGTTGTCGCTACAGAGAGCAATGGCGAGGAATACATAATGCCGCTTACGATATATAGCAACGTGATATTGCCGGAGTCTGTTATTCAGGCAGGGATCAGCGGACGAAACATTCGACTTAATCAACGGTCGCAGAATCAAGGTGGCTATGACACGGTAAACATCATCTGGACGAATACCGTTCGGCAGTATCAACTTGGCATTATTCCCATGCTCATAGAGCAATGGCAAGCAATCGAGGGACTCTACGAAGTGACGGAAGCGGGTGCATACGGATTCCTGATGCAAGACCCTAAAGATCAATCAACTGATGCCGGGTTGCTTTACGCCTTGGTTGCTGGCATTCCAGGTGGATCGATAGGGTATGGGTACGGTGTGCCGGCAATGAACATGTACAAGCGATATACGTCTGTCGGATCGTCTAGGACAAAGGACCGAAAAATAACGCGGCCAAAGTCTGCATCTACGCTTAAGCGTGGCGGGTCGCCCGTTACGATTGGCGTAGCTGCTGGCAATGCGGCGATAGATTACGATACCGGTACGGTTACTTTCGTAGCGGATACGTCGCAAGCAATCAATACGATTACCATCGGCGCATCGACAATACTAAACTTTTCCAACGGTACTGGAATGGTTGCGGCAATGTCGGTAGGTCAGCGAGTGTATATAAGCGGCGTGACAGGAACCGCTGCGACAACTCTTAATGGATTGTCACATGAGATATCATCGAAGGGCGCAACGAGTTTAACGATATCGACATCGACTACCGGGCTTGCAGTGACTGTCGCTGGTACGGCGTACAAATACCCACAGACTACAGAATCGCTCGCATGGGCTGGCGAATTTTATGTGCCGGTGCATTTTGTTAATGATTACATTGATTGGGACTTGATGTTATCTGGTCCTGCGACGGATCGTTTATTGGCCGGGCCGTCTGTTACCTTGCAAGAGGTCAAAGAATGAGCAATACGATCAGTGCAGGATTAGAGGCGCACTATCAAAGTGGCACGACGACGTTATCCACCCTTTGGAAGGTCACGCGGCAGGATGGAGTTGTATTCGGCTTCACGGATTGTGATCTGAACATTGATTATGGTGGCATGACATATGAGGCAAGCACTGGATTCACACCGTCGGCGGTTGTTGGCACTGATACTCTGGCTGTTGATAATCTTGAGGTGGCCGGCGTCTTTGATGCGACCTCGATCACAGAATCCGAACTATTTGCAGGGCTTTGGGATTACGCGACAATAGAAATATTCGAAGTTAATCGTTCGGATCTAAGCCAAGGGTCTCGAGCAATCACAAAAGGAACCATCGGCGAAGTGTCTATGGGCCGGTCGCAATGGAACGCGGAACTGCGCAGTTTGACACAGTCATTGCAGCAAACCATAGGGGATGTTTATTCAGCGACCTGCCGAGCTGAGTTGTTCTCCGTCACCGGTCAATGGCGGTGCAACTTGATTGAGGCATCGTGGAAAGTTAGCGGATCAATAACGTCTGTTACTGGCCGGCAATCGTTTGCTGATAGCACAAGAGCAGAAGCAAACGATTATTTTAACCACGGTAAGATCACATGGACGAGTGGTGATAATGACGGCCTCTCGATGGAGGTCAAGACATTTTCGTCTGGTGCATTCGAGCTTTACCTGCCCATGCCATATGACGTAGAAGTGGGCGACACATATGATGCATTGCCGGGATGTAACAAGATCGGACGGAACGGCGATTGCAAAAACAAGTTTAACAATTACATCAATTTCAGGGGCGAAGAAGATCTACCAGGCGCTGATGAAATACTGGCGGTTGGCGGCGCATGATGGCGCTGGCAGATCGCATTGTTGCCGAAGCTAGAACGTGGATCGGGACGAGGTTCGCGCATCAGGGCCGACTAAAAAATGTAGGCGTTGATTGCGCTGGCTTGATTGTTTGTGTTTGCGCGAATGTCGGGATCACGATAAATGACAAGATCGGGTATTCGATGAAGCCCGATGGTGTGTCACTCAAGGCGCAATGCGACGAGCAACTAACGCGGATCGATTCGGCGGATATCGTACCTGGCGACGTCCTGTTATTCAGATTTGAAAATGATCCACAGCATCTTGCATTTGTCGGCGGCTATCCTACCGGCGGGCTTTCGATCATCCATGCCTATTCACTCGCCCGGAGAAATAAGCTTCTTGGCTGGGTGGTAGAGTCTCGACTTGATGATGTGTGGCGCAAGCGTATGGTCTCTGCGTACAGAATTACAGGAGATGATGCATGAGGCTAGTATTGGGGACCGCTGGTGCTGTTATAGGCTTTTACGCTGGTGGCCCGACTGGCGCGTCTATAGGCTGGTCTATTGGTTCAGCTATCGGCGGCATAGTTGATCCGCAGGTAACCAAGCAGCAAGGGCCGCGTCTATCAGACCTCCGTGTGCAATTGAGTTCATGGGGTGCGCCGATCCCAAGAGATTACGGAATGATGCGTCATGCCGGCAATGTGGTCTGGTCGTCTGGATTGCGTGAGACATCGCACACAGAATCACAAGGTGGTAAAGGTGGGCCGAGCGTTGAGACGACGACTTACACATATTCAGCCGATTTTGCTATCGCGTTGTGCGAGGGGACGATTGAGAACGTTCGTCGAATATGGGCTGACGGACGATTGATCTACAACAGCGGCACTGATGCAAATGCAGATACGTTAGCGGCTTATCCTCTACCCATGACGCTGTATCTTGGCGACGAGACACAAGAGCCGGATCCGATCATTGAGTCTGCGTTAGGCGTTGGCAATGTATCTGCGTATCGCGGACTTGCTTATGGAGTTTTCGAGAACTTCCAGCTAGCGGACTACGGCAACAGAATCCCTAACTTCGAGTTTGAAATCTGCGTCGAATCGACAAGCGCTTATTCATGGTATGAGACTAATGATCTCTCTATGGAGTACGCGCCAATTTCTTATTACGGAAATTTGATGGGCGCGACATATTCCGATACTGACGGGATACATATCTATCAAGTCCTATCAAATGATGTGAATGTAATTGAGTGGATTAAACCGTGGGATGGAGAACCGTATAAGTTACGTGTTATCAATTATCCCGGAATTATTGCATCGATTGGTGGCACTCCGGGAAACGATCAAATAACGCGGGGACGTTGTGATTCGCCTGGGTTTTTTATCTCAAGTACGAGTGCACCAAAATGGGTTAGTGCAGATGGATCGGCGATAACTTATACGTTGCCATCCACTGTCAGAAGAACGCAGTCTCACATGAAGAAAGGCGATACGTTTGCGTGTTACGATGAATATGGTAAGACGTTTATTGCTGTGCAAGGATCGACTGCATTACAACAGGTTTCTGGACCATCAGGATATTCTCTGCCGACGTATGGAGAGGTTCGATGCTTACAGATAACGGAGAATTATTTAATCGTAGGACATGTTATTGCATCTGGTGGCTACGTGCTGGCATTAGTAAGATACTCTCTTGTGGATGGGTCGCGTGTAGATCAACTCATGCTGCCGCCCGGAATATTTGGCGACATGAGCGATGCGTATGCACTTGATGATGACACAATCATCACGTCGTACAGCAGCGGAGCGTTATATCAATTGGACATTCCTACCGGCGACGTTACGAGCTACGGCAGGGATTTGAATGGGGCCGGTGCAACATTTGTAGATGCATCGCCAACGTATAACTGGCAATACTTCGAACCGAACGATGCTGTTTATTCCGTTGTTCTAACTTACCGAGGCTTTGCAAAAGTCGCAGTGTGGAAAAGCGGTGTAACTTCAACTGATGCGATTCTTTCCGACATCGTCACGTCACTATGTGAGCGCTCCGGGCTAACATCTGGCGATCTGGAAACAACAGATTTAACGGACTCTGTTACCGGGTACACAATAACGAGACAGGAGAGCGCACGAGCAAGCATTGATCAGTTGCAGAAAGCGTATTTCTTTGATGCGACTGAAGCGGATAACAAGGTAGCATTTATAAAACGCGGTGGATCTGTTGTGGTCAATATTCCGTCTGATGACATCGGTGCGATGGAATCTGGATCTAGTCAGACGGATGATGCACTAGGGTTGAAGCGGGTCCAGGAGCTAGACTTGCCGTCGTCTGTAGTTATCACGTATGCGAATCAGGCGGCGGATTATCAAGTCGCAACAGAGCGCGCATCCAGGCTCGTTACCAAGTCAGATATTAACGTGACGGTTAATTTGGCAATCGCTCTATCGGTTGATAAGGCCGCGAAGATCGCAGACGTATTGCTATTTGACGCTTACGCCGGACGGACTTCGGCATCGTGGGCGACAACGAAAAAGTATGCGAAGTACTTGCCGACTGATGTCGTTACCGTTGAAAATGATAACGGGATTTACAGGCTACGAATAACAAAGAAGCAAGAAGCCGGCGCAATAATTACGTGGGAAGGCGTGACTGATGACGCAACAATTTATACGTCTGTTGCTGAAGGTGGAACATATGGGACGACACAAACGCAGGTCGAGTCACCGGGCATTACTCGCAACGAGATATTAGACATACCGATACTGCGAGACGAGGATAATGATCCGGGATTGTATTTTGCTCTTGGTGGATACAAGCCTGCATGGAAGGGCGCGGCGCTTTACAGGTCACCGGATGACAATGACTACTCGCAGGTCGGATCGGTAACGCGTGGCGCTACGATGGGGTGGTGTGATGCAACGCTCGCAACGTGGGACGGCGGGAATTTCTTTGACGAAAAGAACACGTTGACGGTAACGCTCGATAGTGGATCGTTGTCTAGCGTTACGTATGACCTTGCGTTAGCTGGATCAAATGCGGCGTTAGTGGGATCTGAAATCATCTTCTTCCAGACCGCAACGCTGGTCGGGACAAATCAATATACGCTTAGCGGATTGTGGCGCGGGCGGTTTGGAACAGAACAATATATATCGACTCACTCATACAATGAACGGTTCGTTTTCTTCTCCACATCCGGGATGCTCAGAATAAATGAAGGCGCATCGATCATAGGAATAGACAGATATTACAAGGCGGTCAGCTTTGGCAGAAGTCTGTTGTCAACGCCGTCGCAGGAATATGCAAATACGGCAGTAGGATTGATGCCTTATGCGCCATGCTTGTTTAGCGGTGGCAAGCAAGTCAATGATGACTTTATCATCGGCTGGACTAGACGAACTAGGATTGATGGATCGTGGCGCAATCTTGTTGATGTGCCGTTAGGCGAGGAAAGTCAATCGTATGAAGTTGATATAATGAGCGGAACAACGATTAAGCGAACGCTAACGAGTGCGAGTGCAACGGTAACTTATACGTCGGCGATGCAAACGACAGATTTTGGTTCGCCGCAATCGACGATCACTGTTAATGTTTATCAAATGAGTGCCACCGTTGGGCGAGGGTTCCCCGGCAATCATGTTTATTAGAGGCTAAAAAATGGCTGACTCAACGACTAATATCACACAGATGACCAGCTCGCAGGCTGGGAAAGAAGTCACATTTAATGCGTTGATTGATGCTGCTAGCCCGTCGATGTTATACGGACGAAACGCACTAACAACGACCGGGCTGACGTGGGGATACTACGGCGGGAGATATCAAAGCACGTTAATAGCAAATGCCACAAAGACGCTTACGGCAAGCACTACGAACTATGTTGTTGCGGCGATTGCTGATGGCACTGTCAGCGTATCTACATCAACAACGAATTGGGATGATGACTCCACCTATATCAGGCTTTACAAGATAGTTACCGGAGCAAGTACGATAACGAGTTATGAGGACCATCGTGCCGCAAGCGGTGGGTGTGGATCACTTCCGAGCGATGCGACCTTTAATAATCTGACGGCGAGTACATCTCTAACTGTTCCGACCTCAACCTCCCCGTCCCAAACCGCCGAAGGCTCAATCGTCTGGGACTCGGACGACGACCGGCTCACAGTCGGCACCGGTGCGGGGCGCAAGACGCTGGTTAATACGGACGGCGGGCAGAATGTGACGCTGGGCGTAGTAACGGGAACGTCATTTGCAGGCGCACACAACGGCACCCTCGGTGCAACTACCCCGGCAGCGGCGAGTGTTACGACGCTGAGCGCAGGCGTAACCACTTTAACCGGACCATCTTCTGGTCGCATCGCTACGCTTAACGCTCCAACGAACGGTGGATATGTAACGTTTGAAACTGGTGGAACGGCTTACGCAGACATCGGTTCACAACTGGGGCTAATCGGGGCAGGGTCTGGAACGAATTTAATTATCTCGGCTCGCTCAGGGAACAGCACCATACTCAGAGCAGGCACGACCAATGTTGCGACTATTTCATCCACCGGCCTCGCAGTCACCGGGGCGGTGAGTGCAAGCACATCAATCAATCTCCCTTCCTATACGGTTGCCACCCTGCCATCCGCTGCAACAGCCGGGGCAACATGCTACGTCAGCAACGCGGCCGGGAATGGACCGTGCATTGCAGTAGCAGACGGAACAAACTGGAAGCGCTGCGATAACACTTCAACAACCGTTTCTTAAGGAATAACCATGACAATTCAGAAAACGACGACCCCTTACGAGTTTTTGATTCGTTGGGGCAAAGACGGAAGTATCAGTGGCGCGCATGTCAAATGGCTAGATACCGTGCGTGATGACGATACGATCATTTCGGAAAAAGAAGGCGTTGCTATTCCGGTTTCGCTTGCCGGCGAGGCGGGGTACCCTATCGGCGACATCTTTGCCGCAATTGATACCACAGCAAAATCGACAGCCGAGTCGGCACTGGCATCAATAGCCTTGGCAGATCAACAAGCGGCTGACCTCGTGGCAAAGCAGGCCGAAGTCAAAGCCGCAGCCGATGCGCTCGAAGCCGAGAACGTCCGGCTTGCTGCTGCGAAGGCGGTCAAAGCCGCGAATGATGCTCAAGAGAAGTTCGACGCAGCAGTCGCGGCAGCGGTCGCGGAGCAAGTGAGCTAATCCGTCATGCGTTATTGCACCCTCTTGCTTGCATTACTCATCTCTGGATGCGCAAGCATACCGGAAGGAGTGAAGGATGTGGCGACCTCTCCCGAGACTTTCGCGGTGTGTAAGACGGCTGATGTAATCACTACTGCGGTCGCGCTTAACTCGGGGAATTTTGTCGAGGCGAATCCATTGCTCAAAGGGCTGATTGGACCACACAACATATTCCCACTCGTTGCGATATCTGTTGCGATGTACCTCATCATAAAACATTTCAACGAGCCAAAGCTCACGCTAGCAGCAAATGCAATTACCTGCGGAGTTGCCGCGCATAATCTTATCTTACTGCACTGATATGACACCTAACCAAGCCGCATTCCTCGATATGATCGCGTGGTCTGAGATAGGGCCGAAATTGTTATCGATTAGCGATAACGGGTACAACGTATTAGTTGGATCGACACCGAGCAAACCGTTGTTATTTAATTCATACGCCGAGCATCCTCGTATTCGTAATGCTGCAATGAATTCAGATGCTGCGGGTAGGTATCAATTCATGGGAAGATATTGGGAACATTACAAAGCTCAATTATCTCTTCCCGATTTTGGGCATGACTCACAAGACAAGTGGGCATTGCAATTGGTTAAAGAATGCCACGCGATGAATGCGATAGAAGCAGGTGATCTTGAAACTGCTGTACACCTCTGTCGTAGCAGATGGGCTAGCTTCCCAGCGGCTGGGTATGGCCAACATGAGCATAAGTTTTCAAACTTAGCTGCTGCTTATACACAAGCAGGCGGTACACTCAATGTCTGATCACATAGACCATCGCCCGAATGATATCCCACATAATTGCCGTGCGAGACACAGCGACGACTTGATCGCGGATCTAAAGTCTCAATTCACGGCGCACGCAATGCTGGAGATGAACGAGCGCCACGAGATTTTACGACGGCTCGATGAGATGCAGCATACCTCGTTAGAAGTAAAGCAAATGCTCGAAGTGTGGCATGCAGCGAAGGGGACTTACGATGCAATGAAATTCTTTGCACGAATTGCTTTGTGGTTTAGCGCAATAGCTACGTTCTTTGCTGCTATCTGGTGGGGGAACAGGAAATGAACGCAGCTCAATTTCACGAGAAATATATTAGCGGCTGGCTAGTACCGCATTGGAGAGTTGTCTGGCGATATGCAAGCGCACGGACTGGTGTTCTTGGTGGTGCGCTCGTTGCAACTTATGGACTGATGTACGACAAACTCAAAGGCGATATTCCACCGCGCTGGATGCTAGGGCTGACTGTACTGATATTCTTCATCTCTGTTTCAAGCCAGTACGTACATCAGAAAAAACTCGATCCACCGTGCGATAAGCAAGATGAATAAGCAGCGCGGGATTATCTCTCAGGTATATCTCTATGGTGCCGTTGTGCTGGCAATCATCATTGCAGCTACCGCAGGGATCGCTGCTTGGCACTCGTTCATCAAGTCAATCGACAAGGCCGGCTACGACCGCGGCGTTGCCGAGACTCAGGCCGCATACAAGGAACGTGACAACACGCAATTGCAAGCCGTGGTGGCCGCTCAAAAGGCGGCTGAGGTAAAGGCTAGAGCGGCGGAAGACAAGGCCGCCACGGCTCAATCTGAAGCGCTGACGGCATACAAGAAAGGAATCACCGATGGTAAAAATAAATTGGCTGCTTTTATTTCTGCTACTCCTCGGCTGCGCGACCCCTCCGGTAGCAGTGGAGCCTGCACCGCCGGCAGTGGTGGAGCTACAACGGCCACGACTACCGCCGATCCCGGAAGAGCTGATGAACAAGACGGGGGAGGAAGACTTCTTAGTGAAGCTGCAAGCGTTTTTCTCATCTCAGAAGCGGTCAGAGCAAATGCAGTTATTACCAAGCTCAACCTTGCCCGCGAAGTGATACTAACTGATCATCAGGTATGTGACGTGCCTTAGGTCGTTTGGCCCATTTTTTGTAGGAAATCGCCTGCTCTACTGTAAAGCCGTTTCTCAGCCGTCGATATAAGTGAAAATAATTCATACCAATTTGCGTCGCTAGTTCAGATATTGTTTTTGTCTCCCCATTGAGTACCACAAGATGATTTGTGCTTTTGTTATTTTGTTGTTCTCTCATTGTTGCCCATCTGCAATTAGCAGGTTCATAGTTTCCGTTTGTGTTTATTCGATCCAAGGATGCCCCTTTAAACGGGACCTCTCCCATGTCAAGCAGGAACTCAGAAAAAGACTGTCGCCAGCGTTCGCAGACAGAGATTCCACGTCCGCCATATCTATCATATCCAGATCTGTTTTTGTCATAGCATCTCTGAATCATAGATTGCCATCGGTGATACGTTACCGAATAGCACATCCCATGCTTCCGAGCTGCATCTCCTATGGCTTTTGATCTAGCGCATCCGCAACTTTTTGTAGCTCCGCTTGTAAGGCTACCAGATGGTAGATCGCGGACTTTTCCACAATCGCACAGACATCGCCACAAACGGCGACCATGTTTATCCTTCACTTTTGACATGGTCACAGTAAGCATTCCAAAACGTTTATTAATTAGATCGGCCATATGAAAAACATAATACCACAGTTCTTTACAGGTACGACGCTTATATCCTCGCAAGCGAAGCCGACACTGTAGCGTTACAACTTACTGCCGCTCAGTCGAGGATCAAGAGCGACTACGAACTGTGCAAGTGAATAGCACCAAAGCCGGCATCATTGCTCAAGCTCCCTCCCTCTCCCTTGGGTAGTGGTGCCGGTCGGAGGCGGATGGTTGACCGCAGGAATGGGTCCTCGGTCGGCCGTTTCGGACCACTGCGAACCCGTGCAAACTCCCGTAAACCTGCGGGTAGGCAACTGTCCGGAATCTCCGGAGGGTTGCGGGTGCGGGGACCAGTTATCCGGGATTTTCGGATAGCTGGTGACAAGGACCTGTCCGCTGGCCGAGTCGATGTTAAAGCGATCTTTAATTGCAGGCCTCGGCATTAAAGACCGCTTGCATTGGGTTCACCGCCATGCGGGTTACCAGTCGTGTCCAGAGCTGGTCGACGACGACCCGAGTAGCAGGCTCTTACCGCAGGGGGCTCGCCCGTACCAAGGTCGATATAAGGCATTGATCTGGCGCGCGATTGCTGTTGTATCGCGCAAATTCTATCGACCGGCTATTGCCGATATCATGCTCCCTGTCCGATAGCCTGCCTGGCACGGCGCTATGGCTGATGGGCTCACGGTCGGCCAGCATGTTATTGCTGTATTACTTCTCATCGTCGCCGGGTGCGCGGTCGGCCTCAATCTGCTTGATCAACCGGTCAAAATCGCTTTCAAACAGCCGGTGCACGGATCCGATCTAAACTCATTCTCGACGATGAACATTTTGGGCACAGTAGCAGCTTGCCGCCTGCGCCAAGCGATCCCATAGGGAGGCGGTGAGGCGGCGCTCAACGGCAAGCTCGGCATGCACGGTGGGAATGGCGGCGTGGCGTGTGGGCGTCATGGGTTGATCCTCTCGAACTCTAGGGCGCTCTTTCATATCCGCCGCAGCCTCTTCCAAGTGATATCGCGCTCGATCGAGCAGTCCATGAAGGGGATGTCATCCTCGAAGTCAGCGAACCCGCTATTGCCGCCACCGCCTCCGGTACTCGTTGGCGTCTTAGCTGCTTCCGACTTACGCTCTTCGCGCGGCGTGTCGCTACTGCCTTGGCGCGATCCCAGCATCTGCATTTGATTGACGACGATCTCGGTCATGTATTTTTCCTGGCCGTCCTTGTCCTGCCATTTGCGTGTCGCCATCTTGCCGCTGACGAAAACCTGTGACCCCTTGACGAGATATTCGCCGCAGATTTCACCTAACTGGTGCCATGCGACGCAACGTATCCACTCGGTCTTCTCTTTCTTTTCACCAGAGACCTTGTCTTTCCACGATTCGCCAACAGCAATACTGAAATTTGCGCAGGCGTCTCCGTTTGGGGTATGCCGAACTTCGGGGTCGTGCCCGAGCCGGCCGATAAAGTTACATTGATTTAGGTCATTCGCCATCGCCATCTTCTCCAAAAATGCGTTTCTCGATTAGCCGGAGCCGTAGCCGTAGCCGGAGCCGTCGCCGTCGCCGGAGCCGGAGCCGTAGCCGTAGCCGGAGCCGTCGCCGTAGCCGGAGCCGTCGCCGTAGCCGGAGCCGGAGCCGTAGCCGGAGCCGGAGCCGTCGCCGGAGCCGTAGCCGGAGCCGGAGCCGGAGCCGTAGCCGGAATCGTCAGCGCTAACCTCCGTCAGACCAAGCGTAAAGCTCCTACGCGAGACCATTGATCGTCTCGCGTGCGACATCGGAGCAAGGAATCGTCTCGCAGACGCCGACCAGCATGATGTCCGGCAGCACTACATCAATCTTGCCACTCTTGATTCCATTCACCGCAAGACCGGATAGCGCCACACCAGCCTTAGCTGTCCACTGCCAAAGCCTGCGCGAGTTCTTCAAATGCACAACATCGCCATCCTGAGACACCAATTCACCAGCATGGACGCCTGCAGCGTAGCAGCGGCAGATAACGTATTTGCCGACGAAAGGCGATACCTGTTTCGGTGCACTCACCGTGCCGAACATCGCCGCGATCTGCTTCAATTCACCGTATTTCATGTCATCTATATTCATTTTGAATCTCCATGGTTGATAAAAAAGTTAATCATTTCACTCTCCAATTGGTCAATCGTTCGTTTCATTCTTTCGCTCCGATTCCACTGTGGCGAAACTGACTTAATGACTCGGTTAGTATTAACGTGCCATCCGTTCCGATGTAGGAGATACGCCCGTATCTGTTCCGCTTGACGCGGGCCACTTCGACAATGCGAGGACCGGTGCGACCGATGAGCGGCCAAATAATCAGGTTGTCGCCGACCTTGGCGTACCGCTCCGTAATAGACAAGCCGCGCTGCGGCACCAGACGCACTCGCGGCTTCGTCATTGCGCTACCTTCTCGTCGGCCATCAATCGTCAAACTCGGCGGAAACATGCGAACACCATCGACCTTGCTGTATGGGAACATGGCTTCGTATGGGTAGTTGTCTGGTAACTCGTCCTCGTACAGCCACGCCACCGGCTCACCCCTGCGCTTGCGGTCGGCTTCGATGGCGGCTCGTCCCCAAGACCGAACAAAATCAATTAGTCCATGCTCCCAGTGCGCTGGAAGTGGCGGCAGATCGTATTCAGTCGTCATGATCTTCTCCTTCTATTTCTTGTCGCCTAGCGACGATGAATGCCTCAATTCGCTGCGCTTTACCGTCGTAGTCGTACCAACTCATTTCCGCCAAGAAGTCATAGCATGTGCTGCACTCAACGGGCTTGCCTTCTAGGAGGCCCTTAGTTGTACCGCAGTGGATGCATCTGTCAGTCATTCCCCCTCCCTCTCAATGCGTCGGGCGTGGTCGATGGCTGCGCTAATCTGGTCGCTGAATGCCTCGCCGCTCATATCGATCATTGTTTCCGCCCCGTCTGGAGCTGACAGATAGACAGTGCCAGCGCCCAGCTCCAGACTGATGCGAATCCCCCAGTTTTTAGGGAGGTCTGTTGCGGCACGGCTTATGGCCTTACCGATGCACCTGAACTCGCGAACATCATCAGCACACCATTCATCGGCAATTAACGTTGGAGCAACCTTTTCCATTTCGGAAACAGTTCCAGATTTCATGCTTGCTCTTTCTCGTCGGTCATTCGGCGCAGCGTTCTTGGCGGTGAGGAACTGGTGCTTCTCCCAGCTTGAGAGGTCGCTGCCGACAGTCTCGGCGAGGATGCGATTTATGCGATCGGCGGGGGTCATGACGTCTCCCTTGGTCGGTTTCATCATCGGGATATGTGGAGGTTTCATCTTTGCCTTTCAGTGAGTGCTGCTGGCTGGTTGGTCAGAGGACTTCCATGAGGTCAAGGCTGTCCAGCACACGCCTGAGCTCCCCCTCGGACATGAGGTTGATGCGCGCGATGATCTGCTCGCGCAGGATGAGTGCGCCGTCCCTTAGTGTTTGCCCCGTAGCAACAGGCAGTGGTTCTGCTGGCTTGGCCGACGATGCAACCTTGGCCTGCTGCTCTGCGGCCTGCGCCTTGATGTCTGCTGCTGCCTGCGCATCCGCTTCGGCCTTCGCCTTTGCTGTTGCCTTGGCCTCTTCCTCGACGCGGATCCTCGCACGCTCGGCATCTAGGCGCTTCGCCTCATCTTCCTTGTGCTTGTTGATGCGCGATTCAATCAGCATCACCAGGTCGTCGGTATTCTTGAGGACAATAGCCGCGGTGTCCGCAAACAGGAAGGTATGCTCGGACGCGAGATCGCGAAGCGTGTTGAGGTTCAGTCCGATCTTGTCGGCTATCTCGTTGGCGTCAATCTTCGCGCGGGCAAGCTCGGTATCGACGGCGTCGCGCAGGCTTGAAATCGTCCGCTTGCTCTTCATCACTCCCGCAAAGTCCGCTTCGATCGTCGGCATGTAGTTCTTGCCCAGGCGTTTATTGAGCGAGGCGATATGCTCCGCGAGCTTTGCCTTGCCACCCTGCAGGATCTCGACCCGAATGGAGTCCTTGCGCGCCTTAACCAACTTATCGAGTTCGAGCCGCTTGGCACGCATGCTGGCCTTAATCTCGTCCAGTGCGCGGAAGACTTCGTCAATGCTCTTGGCTTGCGACTGCGCTTGCGTTTTCACCAGATCGATGCGCTTCTCACCGTCATCGAGAAACTTCACCATCTTGTCGGCGTCGGCAAAGTCCTGATCGGTCTGAAGATCGGTATTGATCGAGGCAATGCGCTCGGTCACGATCGTCCGCCATTGCGGGAAGTTCGACGCGGCTACCTGGCCGACGATGTCGACTTGCAGCGCGGGCAGGTCACTGATTGGCGTAGCTGTTGCGGCAGGAAGAACCTCTGGCGGAACGTAGGCGGCGAGGTCGGCGGCGAATTGCTCCCAGCCCTTGACGATCCGGGTGCGCAATTCCAGGTCGGGCTCATACCAGAAATGCTTTTCTTCGATCAGGTTGCCGTCGGCGTCCCACTTGGAGCCCATGAAGAGACACTTCCCTGCGCCGGAGACCATGAGCTGGTGTTCCATCTGGATCCGATACATAGCCGGAAGATCGCCGGCACACACGCATTCGCGAATCTCGTCATTGATCGACTTATGCTCGAACGCCACATCTTCCATGAGCGTCAGGCCGTCGAACGAGGCGGAATACTGGCCATCCACCCCGGTGACCGGCGACAGGTCCTCGCCGATGATTTCCTCTGCTACCGGGCGGGACAGCGCTTCGTAACGATGGCCGTCGTCAAACCGCTGCTGCGTTCCGGAATCGATTTCCGGAATAAAGCCAGTCGCCAACTCCCGCAGCAACTGGTTGCGCGTCTTGTACGGCGAAACACCCATCATGGCCGGTGCATCGCTGGCATTGAAGTGGCTCGCGCGGTGAGCCAGCCATTCCGGGCTTCCTTGGGTTAGGGATAGAACCTTCATCATTGATCTCCCTCGTGAGCCCAGGAGTCTATTTCGAGTTTCTGGTCTTCGCTCAAGATTGCCCGTTTGCTCAACCACTCCACCATTTCGGCGGCGGTCTTCTTGCCGGATAGGACAAGGTCGCGCCACACGGCCTTGTTCGCCTCGAATTTCTCCGCGCTGTATTCTTCGAGCGCCGGCTTTTCGCTTTTCCGCTGCTGGATGATCTCGCCGGTGCTGCCATCGATGGTCTCACCATCGAAGGACTTGCCTTCCATCTCGTCGGCAGTCGGCTGAGATCCGATCTCCGGGAACGCCTTGCGCAGCGCCTGGGCCTCGGCACACTTGGCCAGTTGCCCATAGGGGCGGCGCTTCCACATGACGTTCGGCTCAATGCTCTTGGCGCTCTTGGTCGCGTAGTTCTCTTTCCACAATTCCTTGGCGGAAAACTCAACGATGATGCCGTTTTGCATCAGGCGCTTGACCGTGACCTTGCTCCACTTGGGATAGGTGATCTGCGTCTCCCCGAGCTTCTCGGTAACGTCCTCGCCGAACTCCGGCTCGGTCACGCCGGCGTATTCGCCCGATCGCGCGGCCTGGGTGCGGTAGAGTCCGATTCCCGGCATGACCACATCGCGCATTTCCTTGATGTCCCAGCCGCTGTCATCCTTGCGTCCGGTGCTGACGGACATCGGCACGATATGCACCGGCTTCTGCATCGGGTCCAGCCCGGACGCCTTGCAATAGCCGATCACCATCTTGATGCTCTCGTCCTTGGCTCCAGGGTAGAGCGAGCTTTTCAGCACGCTCATCAGTTCCTGCTCGTTCATCTGGATGGACGGCAGCGCAGACTTGAACGCTACGACTTCGTTGCTCATGATTTCCTCCGGGGTTGTTGTTGGGCGTGTTATGTCGTCAGGCGCTTAGGCTGCTGCGCGCACTGCGGCGTCTGGCGCTCGCTGGCATGGGTGTAGCCCAGGTCGTAGGCTTTGAAGAGCGCCACGGTGAGGACCACGATGACGAATACATAACCGTCGCGGCTCATGCTGCGTTCCTCTGCCGCTGACGCTCGGCTTGCAACTGCTCGCGCCACAGGCTCAGCAGAAACACGCCATCGGGGCGCGGTTGCCATGTGCTGCCCTTATCGGCAGCGAACGGCTTCCCGAATCGCTGGCGGGCGATGTCGATGGGGGTGGGGGTCTGGTTCATGTCTGGGCGGTTCATGATTGGGCCTCCGCTTTGGCGATAGCGGCGCGGGCTTGTATGATACACGCGTCACGCTCCAAGACCTTGCCTTGGCAAACCTGAAATACGATGGCGTTCAGCGCCGCCAGCAGTTCGGGCGCGGCGGCTATCAGGCGCTCGTTTGCATCGGCCTCATCCACGCCCATGTGCGAATAGGTTTCGCAGATCGTTCCAGATGACGACTGGATGCTGCGATGCGAGCCGACAGCCCACGGCCCCGGCGTGTGCTTGGCATTGCTCATCGCGTCCCCCTTCCTTGGCACGCGAAACAGAGCGTGCCGTCGCAGAATCCTTCCCCACTGCCAGCGCAACCCGGGCAGATGCCTTCTTCATCCTGCTCGTCGGCGTCTTCCTGCTCGATGGCGTCCAGCGCGAGCGCGGTGAGATCCGCAATCACGTCTTCGGCCAGGAACTCGGCAATGTCGTCGATGGACTCGCCGACTTCGGCGACCGTGAGATCGAAGCGGCCGGCGGCATACTGGCCGCGCACGGTCCAGCGCATGCGGCCGTATTCCACGACCGCGGAGCGGCGCGCCGGCCGCCCGGCGGCGATTTCGTCCAGCGACATCGGCCGGTCCATCCAGTCCGCCTCGGCTCGCGACAGCGGGGTGGTCATGCCGTCACCTTCTTGGCCCGGAACAACTTCTTGGCCTGCCGCCGAGCGGTATTTGCATCAGTGAATCGGAAGTAGGCCGCGTGTTGCAAGATGCTTGATCTTAGTGCCCAAGTGTTCATATCGTCCCTCTCGTTTGTGATTGCAACCCGATTATAAGAGCATAAAAACGGATGTCAAGCCTTTTCGTAAAATAATTATTGAAATATTCCGCGCGATGTGATAATCTGCAATCTCAATATGGAGGAAACCAACATGACATTCGAACAAGCATTTGATTATTATGGGCGCGACATGACAGTTATGGCGTACAAACTCAACGTAACAACGGCGACGCTCTACAATTGGCAGCGCTCGGGAATCCCACAGCATAGGCAGTACGGGATTCAGGCTCTAACCAAAAACAAGCTGAAGGCTGACAAGGAGCGCGGGCGATGAACAATAGTCTTTTCTGGTTGCTCATCGGGATCTGCCTGATCGTGTGGATCGCGTTAATGGCGTTGATGTATTCGTGCTCCGAAGATGCGAAGCGTGAGCGTAAAAGGATGGGGGATTGACATGGCCTACACAGCAGAAGAAGATCAATTTATAATCATGTACCACAACAAAGGCAAGACGTGGCAATGGATCGCTGCGATGCTTGGGCGTGACTCAGCGTATCAAGTCGAGCAGCACCATGCTGTGCTTGTTGCTCGAGCTGAAAAAAACAAGGTCAAGGTGCGTACGCCTCGCTGCTTAGTCTGCCGAGAGCGATTCGAGACTACTGACGAGACGCAATATATACATAAATATCGATTAGTCGTCCAGGTAGCAGTGGCTGTAGAGATAGTGGCAGTGAAATGGATTGGAACCCACAGCGAATATACAGGCCGAAAATTTTGAGAAATGATATGGAATTTAGAGTAATTAAGAGCGAATCTCAGTATCACACGATGCTGAGCGAGGCGGAACGTCTCGTGGCTTTGGACCCGAATCTTGGGTCCAGGGAGGCTGATCGGCTCGAACTTTTGTCCGTGCTAATAGAAGATTACGAGAAGAGGAACTTCCCGTTTGAATCTCCCGACCAAATAGGAGCAATTGAATATCGGATGATGGAACAGGGCCTTCGGCAGGTCGACTTGGCGCAACTTGTAGGCAGTCGTAGCCGTGCATCGGAAATATTGTCGCGTAAGCGGCCTCTAACAGTTCCGATGATCAGGTCACTTTCAACTGGCCTGGGGATTCCTTTAGAGGTCTTGCTGTCCGAGCGTAACTCTGGACAGCACGTAAAGGGAAGCGTCTTAACCGAGGAAAAATATGATTGGGACAAATTTCCAGTCAAGGAAATGGCGCGGCGTGGTTGGATTAATGTTCAAATCCCTTCTAGAGTAACGGCCTCTGTTAAACGGGCAGCCGAGGACAGTCTGAAGGCATTTCTTGCGACTGTATATAAGAATGTCGCATCTCCGGCGCTATTTAGGAGAACCTTTCGAGGGGACGCGTTAGACGAAAAAACCTATTACTCAACGCTTGCATGGAGTGCGCGCGTTTTGGCACGAGCGAAGGAATCTGGTCGTCGGTACAAAAAATTTGATCCAGGTCTGCTAAACGAAGAATATTTTGTGCAGCTTACGCGCCTTAGTTGTTGGCCGGACGGTCCCAAGAGAGCAGTTGAAATGCTTGCCACAAAGGGAATTGCGCTGGTTATAGAACCAAAACTACCAAATACCTTGATAGATGGTGCTGCGATGCTGTCTGAAAGTGGCTTGCCTGTGATCGGGATGACGCTAAGATACGATCGTGTTGATTACTTTTGGTTTACATTACTCCATGAGCTTGCGCACGTTTGGAAGCATCTGAACTCTTCGGATGAAGCATTTATTGACAGGATCGAAAACGGCTCTCCTAGTGCAATTGCGGAGAAACAAGCAAATAGGATCGCACGAGACTCACTAATTCCGCGAGCGATCTGGAAGCGAAGCCCAGCATTCTTAAATGCTTCACGGGAGACAATCATTCGACTTGCTAATGACTTGTCTATTCACCCAGCTATCGTAGTTGGTAGGTTGCAAAAGGAAACGGAAAGATACGATTGTTTTAGGGATATGTTAGGTCAAGACACCATTCGTCCGCTATTCCCAAAGGCATCTTTTAGTTAAGGAACTGTCATGACAAAACACATATATATCCCGATCGTGAAGGGGACAGCATGATCCGAATCACTCTCTCCAACGCTATCCGCCGTCAAGCCGCCCACCGTGCCATCGACGATGCGGCGGAAGGCCAAGTAGTCGAGATAAAGGATATGTCTCGGACGTTGGAACAGAACGCGCTCCAGTGGCCTATCCTGCAAGACTGGGCGAATCAGAAGGAGTGGCCGGTCAATGGGGCAATGTCAAAGCTCTCGAAAGAGGAATGGAAGGACATACTTACGTCTGCTTTTGAGGGCGAGACAAGCCCGAGAATAGCAGCAGGGTTTAATGGCGGAATTGTGATGCTCGGCAAACGCACCAGCGCGTACGGTAAGTCCAAGTTTAGCGAATGGATTGAATGGCTACTGGCCGCGAGTCATCATGCTGGAATTAGATTATCTGCACCGGATCGCATGGAATGAACCGCAACAAATCACCTCATTGTAAATATTGCAGGTCCGCATTTAAGCCGGCAAAGCCTGGCGCTGTTGTCTGTTCGGTTGAGTGCGCTCAGGCGCTAGCGGAAAAGAAGCGGCAGAAGTTCCAAATCCGGGAAGCCAGGGAACGACGAGTCGAGATAAAGAAGAAGCTAAACGCGATGAAAACGCTACCCATGCTCAAGAGAGAAGCCCAGATTGCGTTTAACAAATTCATCAGAGAGCGGGACGCTGACAAACCGTGCATCTGTTGTGGCAGGTTTGATGTTCCTGGTTATTCGAGAGGCGGAAAGTGGGACGCTGGGCATTATCGAAGCGTTGGCAGCGCACCGCACATGCGATTCATAGAGGCCAATTGCCACCGACAACTGAAATTCTGCAATTCCTACGGCTCAGGACGTGCGGTTGATTACCGGATCGGCTTGATTGCAAGGATTGGACTCGCGGCGGTCGAGGTTCTTGAAAATGACAACGAGCCACGGCATTACACAAAAGACGATCTGCGCTCACTGATAAATTTTTACAAAGCGAAAGCGAAAGCCTTGACTTCCTGCAATTGATGATCTAGGATTACGTAGCAGTTCATTTATCAGGTCGGGGGACCAATGAAAAGAGGATTCAATGTTTAGTTTGTTCCAGAAGCCAGCTACCACCATTCGGCAAGCGCCCTCTTTCGCCCCGACGTGTGCCATTCCCCCTGGCCGGTGGCTGGCCCCTAGAGGAAATTAACCGATGAAAAGCGGAGAGAAAATGACAAAATCAATGGTTGAAACGGTGAAGCTTTCTGACATTGACATTAGCGGCGGAACTCAACAGCGAGAAAAGATCAATAACGAGATCGTTTCAGAGTATGCCGAGGCGATGCGATGCGGTGCGAAGTTTCCGCCAGTTCGCCTGTTCTTCGATGGCGTTACATATTGGTTAGCAGATGGCTTTCACCGCTTCCATGCGCGGAAGGAAGCTGACATACCAGACATAGACGCGATGATCGTATCGGGAAGCGTCAGGGAGGCGCAACTTTACTCTACAGGAGCCAATAACGACCACGGAATTAGGCTAACCAATGCGGACAAACGCAAGTCAGTAATGGTGATGCTGTCCGACAAGGAGTGGTCAGGATGGTCTGACAATTCCATCGCTAAACATTGCAAAGTGACCCATCCGTATGTCGGAAAGCTACGTGGAGAAATGGCAGATGCTTTAGGCTTAAAGGTTGTAACGGTTACAACCCCACCTAGTAAGCCATTGAATACAGAAGAAGAAAAAAACGGAAAAAGGACAGAATCAGCAGATAGTCAGACGGAATCAGAGCCAGAATACACCGAGCTAGACGAAGCCAAAGACACCATCATCGAATTGCAGAATGCGCTTGTTGTGCAGAACATGGATGGATCGGACGAGGAAAAAGAACAGGCCAAGGAGTTAATAGAACGACTCAGAGCGGAAATAAAGATGCTTCGAGCATCTGAGGCCGCGTTAAAAGTGAGCAGAGATAATTTTCAGGCTCAAGTGGCAGAACTCAAGAAGCAAATCCAAAGGCAACGAAGAGAAATCGACAAACTAACAGGCGGAAAGACTGCCTAGCCACGCTCGCGGTCATGCGAGCAATTAGGAGTAGATCATGCTTAACCTTCGTGATTATCAAAGCGATGGGCTTAATGCGTTACGCGCTGGATTCGCAGCAGGCCATAAATCGCAGATGCTTTACGGTCCCTGTGCCTACGGAAAAACAGAGCTAGCAATATCGATGATGCACGCTGCAGCAACGAATCCACGAGGACAAAAGCGATCAGCGATGATTGTTGATCGAAGAATACTTTGCGAGCAAACCAGCGATAGACTCACGAAGTACGGCATAGATCATGGAGTATTGATGGCCGGGTCGAGCCGATGGCGTCCTGAACTTCCTATTCAAATCTGCACGGCACAGACGCTCGAAGCGCGCGAAGGCTTCCCGGCAGTGGATCTGCTCATAGTGGATGAGGCGCACTGTATGCGGGAATCAACCTCTGAATTTATCAGGGCGCATCCTTCGGTAAATGTGGTGGGGCTTTCCGGCTCGCCTTTTACAAAAGGCATCGGAAAAATCTACACGAACGTCGCATCTGCGATAACCATCGCTGAAATGGTTGCTCAAGGATGGCTGGTCAATCCGCGCATTTTTATAGCAAAAGAAATCGACATGACCGGCGCAAAGAAGGTAGCAGGAGAATGGTCGGCAAAGGAAGTAACAAGCCGAGGCGTTCAAATCACTGGCGATGTTGTATCGGAGTGGGTTAAAAAGACATTCGAAGTGTTCGGAGGCCCGAGAAAGACAATCGTCTTTTGTGCGGGTGTTGCTCACGGCGAGGATCTATCGAAGAAGTTTGCCGAGGCAGGCTACAACTTTGTGTCAATCTCATATCGGGATGACGACGAATACAAACAACAAGTACTGGAAGAGTTCAACAAACCGGACACCGATATAAATGGCGTCATTGCTACTGATATTCTATCGAAGGGCTTTGATCAGTCAGATGTGATGATCGGGGTTCTAGCCAGACCGTTTTCTAAATCTTTTTCTAGCCACGTGCAGCAAATTGGACGCGTGATGAGAGTGCATGAGGGAAAGGATCAATGTGTAATCTTAGATCATGCTGGAAATTTTCTCAGATTTAGGGATCAGTGGGAGGCGCTTTACCACAATGGGGTTTCAGAGCTCGACGACGGAGCCGAGAAAGCGAAGCCAGAACCAACGGATAAGGAAAAGGAAGCATCGAAGTGTCCCAGTTGTGGTGCGGTGTGGCTACCTCAATCCGATGTTTGCTCTCACTGTGGGCATGTTCGAATCAGGCGAAACGATGTGGTCGAAGTGGCCGGAGTAATGAAGGAGATGACCCAGGTTGCACCAGTTGCAGAAAAGTATGATGGTGCGACTAAAGAAAGATGGTATCAGGAGTTACTTGGTTACGCGAGGACGCACGGATATAAGGACGGCTGGGCTTATCACAAATACGTGACTAAGTTTAAGGTAGGTCCATCATGGAAGAAGATCGGCATCGAACCAGGACCTGAAGTATCGGGATGGATTCAAAGCCGCAACATCGCATGGTCGAAGAGATAATGATGTTCGATCAATTCGCGGCGGCGCATGGACTTATCCTGGACGGGATAGAGATCGGCAAATGGGTGCGGACAAAGACGGTTAATCATCCGAATAAGAAAAACGGCGCTTATAAGTTTCTAGGCGACGTGGGATGGGTGCAAGATCACGCGACGATGTCCGAACCGGCGACGTGGTTTGCGGATAAAGAAAACAGGATGAGAATCGATCACGATCAGATCATAAGACATAGGGACAAGGCGGAAAAAGAACGAAGGGAGGGACGAGAGCGAGCCGCTAAGAAAGCCGGATGGATACTTCACAAATGCAAAATAGAACAGCATTCCTACCTCGATTCAAAAGGGTTCCGAGAAGATAAAGGGCTTGTCTGGTGGCGCAGCGATAAAGACAATCAATTGATAATCCCCATGAGGATTAATAGCAAATTAGTCGGCGCTCAATGCATAGACCGTAACGGAGACAAGCGGTTTTTGTTCGGCCAGCAAACGTCTGGCGCGGAGTATGTGATAGATAACAAAGGCCGGGATTTTTATTGTGAGGGTTACGCCACGGCTTTATCACTAAGGCTCGTTCTACATGCGTTAAAGCTCCGCTACCGCATACATGTAACTTTCTCGGCACACAATCTCACCAGGCTCGCTAAAGGCGTTCGCGAGGCGATTGTGATCGCAGATAACGACTCTAACGGAGTCGGAGAAAAGGCCGCGATTGACTCAGGTTGTAAGTATTGGATTAGTGAGGTGATCGGCGAGGATATGAATGATGCGCACAGGCGACTAGGCGTGTTTCGACTGTCGCAGAATATGCGTAGGTTCTTGATGGCAGTGTAAGAAATATCCTACACGCTGTAAGAAAATTCTTACACTAAAGCCGCCGTTTTTCTTACATGTGCAGGCAGCTATTGTCTTACATAAGGAACAGTTTAAGCCTTACAGACTTGTTTAATCGTCTTGTTTTATAGTGTCATCAAAGTTGTTCATACCAACTCCACCCAAGAGGATTTTTTGTGTCTTGGGCGCACTCCGAGCGTATCAAGAGCCTAACCCGGCTGCGCGGAATAAAAGGGTATCGGTAACTTGCCGATGGTAGGCAAGCGGTGCAAATCCGAAAGAATCCGACGGACTCGCCTAAGCCAAAATGTCCGGGGGCTAACGAGCATTGCCGGCTCGTTGCAATTGGTTCCGCGAAAGCGGGCTGAAGATTGCCAGCTCTTTCCCTCCCTGGGTTGGGGTAGGGGGAGCCTTTGGCTGAAGTTAAGGTTCTTCATGGATGATGTAAAGCGCACGGAGACCGAGAAATTCCGCTCTGACTTCCTTCGGTGGGAAACGAAGCTAACTCGCGAAGGCGACACGCCGGCTGACATCGAAGAGATACGGCAAGCGGTGCGCGATGCATGGAGCGATCAACATTTGCGCGGATTGTGGATCAAATACGTAACCATAGAGGTGGAATATGAGCGATAAGCGAATGAATGAGTTTAGAGTTAAGGTAACAGTGCGAAACAACTTGCGTGAATGCTTATGATGACAAATTCGAATACGTCAGAAATGACGTGCTACAGCTGCCACTACAGCGAGCAAGTAGAGTCTGGAGACTTGAGATGCGCCAAAACTGGCTTGCTAGGCGTAATGATGGCCGCTGACTGTCCGATGTTTGTTTATGCGCCTGGAACAGACGAAAACGAAAGAGAGAAAAATGACAATACAAAGCGTTAATGTAATCATGTCGAGGTTGGATGGATGCGATCCATCCTCACCCATTGCGGTATTTATGCAGGCTGATATGACACCTGGACTGGATGCGGTATTTGCCAATACGGTGAGGTCGCAACAAATGATCAAAGGCTTGATGCCTGGTAAGTTAGTAGGCATATACCACGGTCTGATGGATAAGCATCGAATCGAGAAAGAGCTTCTGCAGGCGGCCAAGGATGCTAGAGCGCGTTCGCCGAGAGTGGCGAAAGATAGCAATAAAAAAAGTTTAAAAAATGCTTGACAAGCGTTGGCGGCAGGATAATAATAGCGCCATGGTGATCAGGAAAGGTTGCCATTAACCTATAGAGAGGGAAAAATCATGACCAAGCCACTACACACCATGATGACGACTGATCTCGGTCTCACCAAAGAGCAGGACGCGATGTTGCAACCGGGCTGCTTTGTTGTGTTGCATCCCAATAGCAAGCATCCAGATGCGGGGCGCGTCGGCAAGATCATCAGCCGCAAGGGTAGCGAGATGCTGGTCGAGTTCTGGCGGGATGATCTGATCGGAAAGAGCGAGTTCAGCACAATCCCGCTCGGGCACTGGGGACCGGTTCCGGAATTCTTCGTTGAGGAGTACGAACCTCGTGCCAAGAAACGCGGCTGGCGTGTCACCGAGCGCGGTATGAAGATGTTTCGTGACCTTGGTTGGGGCTATACGGCGGCGACAGAGGGGAAAGACCATGCTTGATGTGCGCATCGTGCTGGATGATGTTCCAGAGTACGTTTTCAAGGCTTGCGGAGCCACGACACAAGACGAACGCGACACCATCAGCGCGTGCGTTCGCACCTACGCCAGAGATTGCATTGCGAAGACGCTTTTGACCATCGAGGACGGCCCGGTATTCAATGATGCGTGGCGCTACCGTGTCATGGTTGAAAACGGGGTTGTGCAGTCTGAATGGCACGAGATCATCAGCCAAGGACGCGATGGATACCGCGTCCACGCTGATGCTGCCTTTGACCAATTCGTTACCGACGAGCTTTCCGATTACGAATAAATCGGATAGCCGATAATAATAGCGCCATGGTGATAAGGCCAAACCCGGCCCTGGCTCACGCAGGCTGCATGCCGTGACCAATCTGCCCACGAACAAGGACAACGGTCTGGCGCTGCTTAACTCTGGCAGCTTGGCAATTGATATGCCGTGCTATCGGTAACGAGTATCTTGAGCGATATAGCTATGATCCATGACCTACCGCTAATTGAGAAAATCCGCCATGCGTTGGCGCTGATATCCTGGGGCAATGCTTGGCTTGAAGCGATTGATGAGCTGCGCCCACATGCGTTGATCCACAATCGTAAGATGTACTTTGTGAAGGAAAAAAAAATGAAGATCATGGCATCTGCGATTGTCGGTGGCGCTCGGCGATATTGATAAGTTTCTGGAGTGGCGAGGCAAGGGGCCAATTGGCCAAATAACTTGGAGAGAGGGTAATAAAATGAGGACTTACGACATAACACTGACTGGCAAGACACCACTACTGATGCATCATGATGATATCGAGTGGGCGGACTTTATGGACCAATGGAAGAACGATCCAAACAACAAGAAAACCTCGAAGGCTGGCGATGATCGTACTCCGGCATGGCGTTGGCTTGGCTGCTGCTATCACGACGATGAGGTGCTGACGGTGCCGCAGGCGAACATCATGCGCTCACTGATGGAGGGCGGCGCGATGGTACCGGTGCCTGGTGGGCGTAGCGGTAAGACTTACAAATCACAGACACAGAGCGGGATGATGAGCGCGACGCCGTATTGGGACTTACTGATCGGCGGTGCGACGGTTGCGTGGGCTGACATCAAGGCGCTCAAAGACGAGGATAGTTTCGCAACGCAACGTGAGATGGTGCGAGCGTTAGGATTCGATCTGATGGTTAAGCGGGCGAAGATTGGATCGTCGAAACACATAAGGGTGCGCCCTGAATTCCCGGCTGGCTGGCAGTTGTCAGGTCAGCTCGCGGTATGGGATGAGCAGATAACGGATCAGGCGTTGGGGCAGATCCTCGAATATGCGGGTCAATACAAGGGGCTGTGCGACTGGCGGCCTGGTGGCAGGACTCCGGGGCCTTATGGGACGTTTGAGGCGGAAATTAAGGCGGTTAGTAACGTATAGTATTTGATTGGCGCGGCGGGGCCGGGCGAGGCGGGGCTGGGCGGGGCATGGCAAGGGGTCTATGACCACTAATTATCAATTACAGGAGATAA